CTTTTGAGGGTGGCGGCTTCTGCGGCCTTGCACTGCCAGTCTCGCACAGTCCAACCACCAAAGGCAGCGACCATCACGGCAGCACCAGCAACGTAGACGAGGTAAGGCTGTAGAAACCTGAGCATCACGCAATCCTGATGATCGCGGTGTCGCCAGCATTGACGGGGAACGTAATGGTTAGCGTGCCGCCAGAAGCAGTTTTATCGCCCCCAAAATCCAGCACGCACACAGCGGGGTTGGTGAGTGGCGTACCAGCGATGCCATTGGCTGACGGGGTGGTGTTGTAGATGAGGGCTCCGGCAGCGATGATGTTCGTGTTGACTATAACGACGTCAGCAAAGGAAGTGTACCCAACACCTAGACTGGCACCTGACTCGAAGCTGCTAGAGGCTACGCCCAGCTTGGTTAGCGTGATACCGCCAGCGGTGTATCCCGTACCCGTTACTTCGTTTGTGGAGGAATACGCCGTGGTGGAAGGGCCGAGGTTGGCGCTAGAAGTGTAAAGCGCGATCTTGAACGTATCGCCAGTAGCGGCTCGGAAGTCGTGGACGCCCAGCAAGACCTCTGCCTTGAAGCTTGTGCACATAGTCTGCTCGATCATTTCGGCCTCGCTACTTAACTGGGTACCGGACCTGCAGGGTCCTGTAGGTGTCTTGTCGGTTCTTGCCTTCCGCCAGCTGCTTCAACTGCACCATGGCCTCGTCGTAACGCTTCTGATACCCGGCAATGACGTCAGGCTCGCCCTTCATGAAGGTGTAGGCTTCCAGCAGGCTGCCATACAAAAGCACGGAGTCGAAGTTGTCGCCCAGCCACGAGGTGTTCGCGGTGGTGATGCTGGTGGGGTAGGCCATGTAGTTGAGGCTGAGCGTGTAGACGGCGTCAGGGGTAGGCCCGAGCAGGAACGTGTCGTCCAGCAGCGCGTAGTATTTCGGCGTGCCCGTGCTGTTGATAACCGGATAGGCCTCGCGGATAAACTCCACGTCCTTGTTGTACAGGAAAGTGTAGGTGTTAGCAGTGGCAAGCACCGCCATGGAGTAGGTAGACAGCCAGTCTGCCGGAGCCGCGACCGTGGACGTGCCATTTACCGTGGAGATGGTCGTGACCTTGCGCTCTGCCAACAACTGCACAGTGTTGTAGATGCGCTGCTCTGCCTGCGTGACAAACGTAGCGATCTGCTGCGCAGACGTCAGCGACCCGCTACCAACACTGGCCGGGAAGTCGTTCTCGACGTACGCTTGGATTGTCGAAGACAGAGTGGTGTAGTTCATGCGCTAGGCCTAGCAGCACTTCGGGTTGAAGTTGGTGCCTTTGGTGGCGAGCTTGGTGCCACGAATGCGCATGGTCTGGGTGTTAGCCACATTGTTGGGATAGCCGCTGGTATTCGGCACCGGCACGCTGATGGGTTTCTTGTTCATATCAGGACCCTCCTAGGTCGTAGTTACAACAACCGTGCCGACTTGGCCCGATGCTTCTAGCGTATTCTGCACCTGAGTTACACCCAGCGCGTTTAGCTGACTAGAGTCTCCTGTAAGCAGGCCTACAGGAGCCCACCCCCAGTAGATGTCCCGGCTACCACCTGATGGCGTCCCGTTGATATTCAGGCCGCTTTGTTCGTACGAGTTGTCAGGCCTTGGGTTTCTCAGCGCCTGCGGGTCGTTGACCGGGAAGAGCCCAAGCTGCAGCTGCGGCTGGTCAGGGTCCCAGCACGTGGGGCAGCACAGGATGTTGGTCAGCTTCGTCTTGACGACGAGGGGCTTCAGCTTGCGCAGCGGGTAGCGTTGACCGCAACGGTCACACTCCGAGATAGCCTTTTTACCAGAAGCAAACTTACTGGGCATGGCAGGCCTAGTAGCTCACACGGGGGGCTAGCCGAAGCGAAGCCTTCTCCCGGTCTTCGTCCGCTGCGTGCTGCCACTGCTCTTCGTACACAGCCTTGAGCATGTCCACGCGGGGCAGCGCTTCAGGGATTTTCATGGCCATGTAGTAGGCCAACCCAGCCACCATGCAGGGCAGGAAGCGGAAAGGGATGTCCTGCGTGTTGTCGCCGTTACCCGCGTCTTGGATGCGGCGGAGCCGCCAGTACACAAAAGTGTAGTAGTTGCTTTGCTCCGGCGTCGGCCAGACGTTGATGGTTGGGTAGACCACGCCTGCGGGGCCAGTGGCTCCAGACTGGCGGTTAATCCACACCTGAATGGGTCGCCCTTGGGCGTTCTTGTTGGGGATGCTCGAATAGGTGTCGACGCTGATGCGGCTGATGTTGATGTCAGTCTGGTTAGCGCCAGTGCTGGTACGAACCACGTGGTCCAGCAGGTCGATGGTGTCCACCGGAAGGTTATACGAGATCGTGCCCTGCGTCAGCGGGATAGACCCCTGCTCCACGGTCCACAGGTTGATGCCTCGGTTAGCCCACTCGATGGACAGCAGGTTCAGGCTGCGCCGAGCCGTGCGCAGGTCATAGCCCGAGCGCACTTCTGCGCCACAGCGCTCGTAGGCCTCTTCCACGAGGTCTAGCACAGACAGGTTGAAGGTTGTGGTGCCGGAAGTGGTCATCTGAACTGTGCCGTTTTCTTGGCGATGCCTTTAGGCTGTTTGACAAACTGCTTGCCCGCCTTGGTGCCTTCGCGTTTGGCCTTGGTTGTAGCGGCATATTCAGAAGACGATAGCGCCTCCCGTGCTTTCTTGGGCAGGTACCGCTCACCCGTTGCGTCCTTGCCCTGTGTGGAAGGCTTGCCGGACTTGGTCCCCCAGTCTTCGGAGGTCCATTTAGACAGAGATTTCTGCGCTTCGGTTTTGGGTCCGCTGTAGCCGCCACCCGACTTCTTGTAGCGTTGAGTGGCTAGCTGTGCCTTGCGGGCAGACCACTGGCCCGGGTCACCACCCTTGCCGCCAGCTTTTACACTGGCGACAATACGCTTCCATTTGGGTTCGTCAGAGCGCGCCACATCACTTGCCCTTCTTGAAGCCCTTCAGCATCTCGGCGAAGCGGGCACGCTGGCCCATCTTGCCCGGAGCCTTGGTAGCAGCAGCCAGCTTCTTGGCGGGGATAGTCTCGCCCTTCTTGACGCCCATGGACTTACGCAGGGCACCGGGCTTCTTGATGGCGTCTTTGATGAAGTTGTTCTTTTTCATGGCTCAGTAGCTCTTCCCTTTGGTTTTGCCACGCATGACGCAACCGTCGCCGCGCACGCTGCCGCCGGAAGCGTAGTTGGTCTTTGGTTTGCGCGCAGGCTTCTTCTTGGAAGCCATCTTGTCTTTGGCTTTGCTGGCGAAGAACGGCATGTCGCTGCCGACGTCGCCACCGCGCTTCATGCACGACGAACCGACCTTGCCACCGCGCTTCATGCCGGGGGCTTTTTTGGCGGCTGCCATTTCCTCTTCTTCGTCCCGACGACCCAAACGCCCCAGCAGGGCTGGCACACCGCCGCCCAGCAAGCCGCTAGTCAAACCTTCGCCAGTGATAAGACCGGCCAGCGGGGAGATGTCGCCCATCTTGAACCCGCGAGACTTCTTGCCTTCGTCTTCCATTAGCAGTTCTTCCCTTTGGTTTTGCCACGGATAACACATCCGTCGCCAACAAGCCCACCAGCCGCGAACTTGCCGCGTGGTTTGCTAGGCGGCGTCCCCTCGTCGTGACCGTGATAGTATGGCTTAACGTAGTTGGGTCCGCCCTTTTGGGCTTTTGGCTTAGCGACAAACCCGCCCTTGTTAAAACGCGGGGCTCGCGGTCTCTCGCGAAGGATTTCACTGACCCTAGACTCTCCGTAGCGCCTGTCGGGCCTGACAAAAGCCGGGCCAGCTTCGCGCATAAACGTGGGGCTGCGAGCCAGCAGGGAGTCTACCCGGTGCATGCCGCGCCGGTCTTCAATGTTACCGCCCCTGCGGCCCTTCTCCCATTTCATGTCAGTCTCCTAACGCCAACGTTCCCGACAAGTAGTTCGCGGCTAACTCTAACAGACTTGGGTCGTCCCGGAAATGCCCTAACCCACGATTACAGTGGTGGCAAAGCATGCCCCTAACGACCCCTGTTTTGTGGTCGTGGTCTACAACAAGGGGCTCCACCGCGTCGCAAATAGCGCACTCTTTGTTGGTCATCTTCAAGTGCTTGAGCGCTTCGTTGCTGATGACGCCCCTATGCTTCCCACGGCAGGTCTCGCTGCGGTACCTAGAACGACAAGTACGGCACCAGCTGTCGAGCCCGGATTTTGTCTTGCTGTGCGGTGGGAAGTGCTTCTTGTCCGCGACCTTAACTATTTTGCACCGTGTACAAAGTTTGGTCGCGGGGAGCATGTCAACACTTCCACGCGCGGAGAGATTTGTTAATGCGGCTGTTGGGGTCGTTGGCCGTTTTAGCGCTGGTCAACTTCTTCTTCATACCCGTCATTCTCGCACAAAATGACTTTTTGCGCGGGCCACCTTCTGGTTGCGGGGCCTTGAGGCCCGGCTTTCCCGGGTTGGCACGGTTGTAGGACGCGCGGCCTTTGGCGTTGAGGCCACCGGCCTCCGCCTTACCTTCCTTGCGGGTCCATGCAGGGGTCTTGGCCATTGCCTTTCACTCCGCTGCCAGCGCCACGGCTGGTTCAGCCATCATGGGGTACAGGACGTCCTTGCCGAAGTCGCCCATGTATTCTTGGACACCCATGTGGCCCAGCTTGATCGTCGGGTCGACCCACACTTCGTAGCCGTGTTCACGGGCGCGGTCGCAGAACAGGAAGTCCTCGCCCATGTAGCCCTCTTCGGTGACCTTGAAGTCGAACACGGCTGACAGCGTAGCGTCAGTACGTGGGTCGTAGTAGTTCCACTCGGGGTGGGCTTCGACCAGCGTCTCGAACACGTCACGGCGCACCAGCATGAAGGCCGTAGCCACGCGCTTGGCGCGGACAAGACCCATGGCATCCATGGTCAGGGCGTTGTTCTCGTCGTGGTCCAGAGCCATGATGTAGGTAGCCTTGCTCTCGCGGACGCGCGGGACGCCAGCCACGATGCCCTTCTTGGGGTCAGACCCCCAAGCCATGAGACGGTAGATGTCCTCGGGCACGAAGTTGATGTCGGAGTCGATGAACAGCAGGTCGGTGCAGTCGGTCTCAAGGAAGTCCTTCACCAGCAGGTTGCGCGCACGCGACACCACGGAGCATCCGCAGATGCTACCGATCTGGATGTTGATGCCATGTTGCGGTGCGGACTGCGCGAAGCGGGCCAGCGAGATAGCCAGCTTCAGGGAGACTTTGAAGTCGTAGGCAGGCAGCGCAATAAATACGCTCCTGCCCACAAGGTCGTAGCTCTGTTCAGTCAAAGATCACCCGTAGAAAACGATGGTGGACGCCGTGTTGGAGACAGTGCCGTACAGCGCACTTCCGGCCAAGATGCCCTCACCGGGCAGGATGATGTAGATGTAGCCGCAGTTAGCCACAGCCGGGGTGTTCATGACAAACAGTGTCTCACCGCCGTTGCCGTTGGTGATAGTCACAGACCCTGCCGAGGACCCGCAAACGGCATAGATAGCCTTGATGCGGGTACGCGTCATGTTGCTGTCGTTCTGGTCCACGAATGAACCAGTGGATGTCAGCGGCTTGGTAGCCTTGATATCATACTGCATGCCCATGGCCCTTGTTACGCGGAGGCCGGGAACTGAGCGCCGCTGTCGGTGCGCTGCACATACTCGATGGTGACGATGAAACGGCCAGCGGTGAGGGTGGCCGTCCCCGTGGCGTTGCGAATAAAGACAGTCGTGTCAGCGCTGGTGGACGTCTGCCAAGCCAGCTGGGTGGCGGCGGTAGCCGTGCCACGGAAGCGGCCACCAGCCGTGGTAGCAACAGCCGCCATAAGCTGCGCGCCGCCAGTGGCGTTACCAACCGAAACAGTGGTCGTGCCTGCGGTAGAAGCCACGACTTGGTCGATAATGATGTCGATGATCTGCGAACCAGCGGGGAGGACAATGCCGGTGTTGGTGTCCACGTTACCGACTACAGCGCCGGTCAGGTCACCCGTGTCGTACGAACGTGCAAGGGTAGCAAGGCCGCAGTTCATGCCTGCGCCTTCTTTGACAGTGCCAGCGCGAACCGGACCCGAGAAAGTCGTGAAAGCCATCTTATTTCCTCACATACAAGAT